CTTAAGACACGTATGGAGCAGAAGAACGGAGTGCAAGAGACACTACGTGCAAATGGAATAATGTTTAAAATTGACGAGAATCAACAGGGCTTACCTGAGATTATTTCAGAAGATACATTTATGACGCTACTGATGATGCAGGACGAAGATGAAACGATCTCGACTGACATCTATGATGAAGGTTGGGAAGACGATGATCTAGAAGACGATGGTCTTATGATTGGATAATTTTAGCTAGACTTATCGCAGCTAAATAATTAATATGATTGGATATCTTGTTGCAGGCCCACTTGCTGCCCTGCTTATTAGCCTTAAGTTAACAGACAATCGTTTTAAAAAACATCAGTCAGAATACGAAACATTGCTTGCAAAGGTTGAGCTACTAGAGAACCGTAACGAGCAAGTCGATAAAGAGATGTTGCAGAAGATTATGACAACGGTGATGCCAATTGCCAAAGCAGTCAACAAGCTAAACCAAGAAGTGGGATTATGATGATGCGACCGACTCGGACTATTGATTTAGTAGCACTTGTTAAACGGTTCACACATGAGCCACATCAAGTTGCTGCTTTAAATATGTTGCAAGAAGCATTACCAATAGAGCTAGCCGCATCAAATGCAGAGTGGATTGAATGTTATTACTCAGATAGCACTGGCATTAAAGAGATACAATGATTAAGGGTATGTAAATAATCACGTGAAGAGTACTAACCTACGTAATAAACCTGTAGATAGACGTAGGTTATCTATGGAAGATAGGGCAAGCTATAGACCAAACCAACGTGCACAAGCACTCTCAAGAGCCCGGCAACGTAAAGGTCAGATGGGTTGGAACGATAAGGTCACGCTTGGTAGACAAGAACAGAAGCCAGGCACAGGTGGCTTTACTAAAGGACTTGCAGCACAGCAGGATCGTAATCGTGCAAAAGGTGCAGAGATAGCGAGATCTAAAGCATTGAGAGCTGAGAAGCCTATTTATTAATAAGCAGGTGAGACTAATCTTTTGGTATCATAAAGATCATCGACGGTAGCATTACGAGGAGATACTGAACCATTTTCATCTAAATCATATACAGAAGGAGCAGATAGAATGTTCTTCGGTTGAGATACTGGTGATTTAATTTTCTGTGCAAGAGCTAATCCTTGCTTGGCAACATCCATTGCATCATCAGTTCTACCTGCTTGCAATAAAGAAACAACAGAACTATTTAATAGCTTACCTTCGTCTGCCAAACCAGCAGCAATCATTGCTTTTGCAGCACGATCCCCAATGGTGAATGCTTGATCTTGTCCAGATACACGACTAGCACCTTGTAATCGTTCTTGCTCAGGACCGAAGTCAAGTTGAATAGGACGATTAGTTGTTTTATTTAATTGTATATTTTCACCATGCCTATCGCCTAATGCAATACCTTTAAGGCCTAGTGCACCTAATTGTTGATTAACTTGAATAGGTACTTTAGCAAGTTGTTGAGGTGATAGTTCTTCTTTTGCTTGATTGAGGCTTCTGTAATTAACTCCAATATCTTGCATTCCAATAACAGTGTCTCCATTAGGAGAACGTTCTAGATAATCAATTTTAGGACCAACACCAAGACGCATAGCATCAACCATAAAATCAGCTTCTTCTTTAGCTTTGTTACCCATAAGTGTTCCACGAAAATCAACAATAGATGGTTGTTCTTTACGGACAAGGCTAGGGTTTTCAGTATCTTTATAGACGTCAGCAAACGAACCTGCACCAATTAAATCTTGAACACGTTCACCTGCCATACGAGCAGGTTGGCCAGGATTTTCAATATAATCAAAACCACCACGCATTATTCCTAAACCTGCTGTATTTAAATCAGAAACATTTGCTCGACCAGCATTCAAGGCACTATTAGCTGCACCAAATTTTCCAGCAAGTTCTTCATCACCTTGGTTTAAACGTTCGCGAACATAGTTACTATTTTCTAATAGTACATTTCCATAGTTTTCATTTTGTTGACGGTGTATATTAGCTATACCAATTGCTTCTTCATCTGTATCAATTTTCATATACCGTTTGACTGCATCAATTTCAGCACGGGCAAGTGCATTAGCTTGTTTCTTTTGATTTACAAATTGTTCAGTACTTAGTGGTGCTTGTCCTTCAACAAATTCTCTTACTCGTGCTCGCCCTGTATTTCCGTTAGCACCACGTAAATCTTGAGCAAAATTACCTGCTTGATCTCCAAGATTAAAAACATTCCTTCCGTAAGAAGTTAAACTTTGATCTGTATTAAAAGCAGGGAGATACGATTGCTTTTCAATAAAACCTCTACCTAATAATTCGTTGAAATCATTATCAAAATTTGAATTATTATCACGTGCCGCTGCAGCTTGCTGACCTAAAGCATTAATGAAGTTATAATTATCAGTATTATCTATTGCATCTTCAACTACTTTTCTTGCACCAGAGGTTAAATCAGGTTGAGCTAAAACATTTCTAAGTTCTTTATTACGTGTTAATCTACCCATTACACTTTCAACTACTATCTATTTATCTATTCTATAAATAAATAATAATTAGTTAATAAATAGCATAAAAAAGCCCTCTGTTAAGAGGGCAATTAATGATGCTAGTTAAGTTTTACTTAGTGTAAGTGCGACCTCGATAAACAAAGGTGCCATGTGTCTCATGTGAAGTAGACACAGGTGTGTATTCAACACCACGATAGTGGGTGTCATTGATACGAGCTAGCTCCAGCTCTTTACGAGCACGCAGCATTTGCTTACGAGCGTTATCAAGGCTCATTGCTTGGATAGTAGTCATTGGAAACTCCTAGTGAGGGGAAATTTCCCGTTCCTTCAGCACTTATCTTGCTTACTTGCGTCCCAACTATATGTTGAGATGAACGTATTAATAGTATAGCTAGTGAGTGGCCGCCCAGTTGGCACCCATATCAGATGCAGCAGTGATTGGTACTTTAAACCTGTAGTACTGACCAGCGAGGGGTGCAGCTTCTACAAGTAATCGTGCGACACGGTCTGCTTCTGAAGGCAGTACAGAGAACTGCTGTTCATCGTGTACGTAAGCGCAACGGGTGTAATCTTTGTTGTAAGTAAGGCCTGCATTATTAAGCAGCTCTTGTGAGATAACACACCAACGCTTACTGATAATTGCCCCACAGCTTTGAAGCAAAAAGTTGAGACTTTTATGTTCACCGTCGCAGAAGATTGGACGACCGTCAAGACCTTTTAGCTTTCCAGTCTCACGTACTTTAAGTTTGACTGCATTAATTAGTGGCTCTAGTCCAGGGATTGCGTCAAGGAACTTACGGCGAAGGTCACCGCCTAGTGCTTTCTTTTGAGCATCGGAGTACTCAGGATGCAAGACGTGGCCGAGCTTCTGGTCGCCGGCACCATAAATAAATGCGTAAGTTAGAGACTTGACTTGGGGCCTTGTGCATCCCACGCGGTCTGCATTCTGCTGGTGAATATCACCATTGCAGACGACTTCAGCAAATGAGCCCTCATCAAATCTGGCAAGGTAGTGCCCAAGTGCACGAAGCTCGATTCCTTCTAAGTCACTTCCGACCATCACGTGACCAGGAAAAGGTACAAACAATTCCCTAGCCCACGGTGCAGAAACGACTTGCCCAAGGTTTGGACCACGGTGCGCGTTACGTCCTGTCTGCGTAGCCAAGGTGCAGCTGTGGTGGATGCAACCATCGGACTCAATAGAATTGAGCCAAGAGTTAGCACCTTCGCTTAGCTGACCCATCCACTTCTGCAGCGTAAGCAAGCGGATAAACATCTCACACTCATCGTGAAGACGTTGGTTACCCGAAGTAAGAGCAAGGTCTTTTATCTCTGATAAACAAGCTTCATCAACCTTGGGCTTACCGCTGTCTGTGACTTTGGTAAAGCGAGCACCACGGAAGGTCGTGAGTGCCCAGTGAATATGCAGCCTGCTTGTTGGATTGAAGTCAACAAGCTTGGTCATAGGAGCACCAGCTACGTAGCCAGTCTTGGCAGACGTGCGCTTTGGTGTGAACACCTTGCCTGGGTAGTAGCAATAAATGCTTTGAATTTTTTCTTCAATATCTTCAGCCTCACGTGAGAGTTCACTTCTTACACGTTCAGCTGCATCCATATCAAATCGAAAGCCACTGGCTTCTTGAATAGCCATTAGTTCAGCCATACGCATTTCGAGTGATACGTAGTCAGGAATTTTCATTCATCCGCCTCTTGAGTAGTTCATATAATTTGACAGTCACCATCGTGTCTTGGATGCAGTAGTCCAACATTTCTGGTGTGTACTTATCCCAAGCAGCTTCGTGCTTACCGAAGTCGCCTTTGAAACATTTCAGTCTGTGCCCCCAGGCTTCGAGTGAGTGTCTCCCGTACAGGCGTTGCGGCATACCTTGAGGGCGTCTCTCATAATCACGGTCAGAAATATGGGGATAAAAAAGACGAGAGAGAACAAGAGTATCAAGGACCTGACCTCCAAAGGTAAAGTCTGGAAACTGTTCTTTGAGGAGCGGGATGTCATAATTTATGATGTTATGACCGATAAGCACATCAGCTTTCTCTAACTGTTTGACGCCCTGAATAACAGCACGCTCAGGCTTGTAGTCAAATACTTGGGCTTCTTCTACTGTATCCATGTCACGCATAACGATGCAATGGATAGTAGAGCCGACACGGAGTAGCCCCGTGCTTTCTATGTCAAATAATAGTTCAGTCATTATCAATATCAGATTTATCTTGTGGGTCGAACTCATCGAGCTCGTGTGGGTTCTCCGTGAACCGTTGGTCTACATCATCAAACAGAGGTTCAATAGCTATAGACAACTCTCTTGCCAGGCGTGCTGCACGTCTGAACTCATCCTTATAGTAAGGCTCCCATTCGTGAGCTGCAACAACAAACCTACGTATGCCCATTAAGTAAGCTTGGAAGACTGATGCAGAGAATGGATAGCGAGTGCTATAGATCGTAGTGCCGGTGGTGGGCGTGCCACGTTTGGCGCAAGTAGCAATGGCATAGGTAATACAGTCAATTTCAACTTTAGATTGAGCAAGCACGGAGCGTCCGTCACCAATCACTTCACGATCGCGTATCAAAACGCAGCCTCCAGGAACAGTGGGATGGGTTGAGCCACGTGCGATTGCAGCGGCGATAGACATAAAGTAACGGTCTTTATTTTTTATATAACAGGGGTCACCTTTTGGCGCTGGCATATCTCTCGTATAAGATTATTCTCTTCTATATTAGGTAGTGAAACACGTGAATGCGATACATGGATTACGACAAGTTCAAGAAAGATTATGAAGCATTCGAAGAGTGGAACAACGATGACGAATGGGAATCATTAGATAAAGAAACCTACAAGGCATCAGACCTTTGGAAGTTTCCAAAGATGAATATGTATAACCAAGCTAGCCTCAAGGACGGTAAGCACTGGCTACGGATTGTCGAAGGCTATGACAAACCTAAAGAGTCATCGAGTAACGAAGCAGTTGACCGTGTGCGTTCAATAAGAGAAGACATTGATCGCCTCGTAAAAGAACGATTTGTAGGACCAGTCGATAACGACGGTAACTTCTATCACCCCGAAGCACAGAACGATCTAGTCAATAGTCCAGCGCATTACACACGAGGCTCTCAAGAGTGTATTGATACCATTGAAGAAGCAATTCAAGATGCACCTAATCCAATCACGGGTTCGTTGCAGTATCAGGTG